TTGCCTCAGTGAGAACAGACTCTTCAATCTCTTCTGAGAGTTCTTCAATTTCCTCAATGGAAAAACCTTCCTCAAGGAGAGAATCAATTGCTTCTTCAACGATTGATAAGATCTCTTCTTCAGAAAGGTTGATTTCTGTGGTTTCTTCTACCACTTCTTCCTTGAGGTAGATTGATTGATATGCTGCTGCAACTTCCCTAAGGTCCATTTTGTGAAATTCTTAACGGTTATATTTTATTTATAACTTTCCACCAACAACTCCACTATTCACAACACGAGTATAATTATCAAGTGTACCTTCCTGAAGAGACTTGAGATGCCATCGTGACATTTCAATTACTCCATTTTTAGTTGCTCCAGTAAGAAAATGAGAACCAAGAGGATCCTTCAAGACACTGATATACAAATTAAATCGAGTCTTCTTAATATAAAAAGCATCGTCAATCCAGACAACACCTTCAGGAATTTCCTTTTCAACAGTGGGATTAGGACCCAGTGTTGACGCTAGTGTCGGTTTCTTCTGTTCCGTTTTCTGTTTCGTCATCTGCTTTCTTGTTAAATCCAAAAGGTCCTTCTTTTTCTTCCATCTTGATTCTCAGTGCAACTGTACCTATAGACTCAAGAACTTTAATGATATCCTCTACCTTGGCGTCTTCACCAAGTTCTTTGGCAACATACCAATACTTAGGCCAGAATGATTCACCTGCTTTTTCGTAATCTTCAAGTGTTAGTAGTTTCATTTTTCAATTTCTCTTCTTTTGAAGTTTTAAAGTACAGTTTATAATATCGACCCTTGATTTCTTCAAGGGTTTTCATATCATCTTTGAATCCCAGATACTTAAGTTGTTGGTATGAACCCTCAAGTTCACTAATCAAAATAAGAAGGTTTGTTGATGTGACTGTGAATCCACCAAACTTATAGTTCTCAGGATTCTTCCTCTGTTCCCTGGTCATAACTTTTACCAATTGCTTGTTCGATTACATCATCGAGTTTCACAATTGCTTCTCTGATAGTAACGGTTCTCTGTGATGGAAATTCATAACTATCTTGTTTTGTAGAACGGAACAGCGCATCGCGTACTGTTGCTGCTTGGTATAATTCCAATTCAATTGTAATCACAGGTCTCCCTCCTTACGATTTTCAGAATAGTGAACATCAAAACTACCACCAGGATAGCGTGCTTGAAGTTTCTCAACATTCATTTCAACAATCTCATTGAATGAAACATTAAGACCCATACATGCTTGAGCGACATACCACATGATGTCACCCAGTTCACGTTTCAAGTGAAACAGATTTTCTTCATTGACAGGTTTGCCCTGAAAGATCATCTTCTTGATAACCTCAGTAAACTCACCTGCTTCAGCAGACATTCCTACAGCAGCAGTAAGCAGTCGCTCGGTAGGAAAATCTTCTTTCTTAAGATCTTCAAGACGAGCGATGAAACTTTCGTAGTCTTTACTTTCTTCCGATGTAACGGCATTTACAAACTGCAGGTAACGATCAAAATCAACGGGTTGGGTCATAGTTAGAATTTCAGTGATGCAAACTTCTTGACAAACTTGTCGGCGTCTTCATTATTATACTCTTCTTCTTGTCCACTGTCAAGAATGTCATTCTGTGCTGACTGTTCACAATCATACAAACGCATCTTGGCACGGTCGATACCAACGACAAATCTTTTATTTACTGATAGATCGTTGTATCGATTCTTCAACTGCTTCACCATAATCTGCCCGAGTTCTTCCAGTTCATCTGTAGAAATAAGGGCAAACATAAGATCAGCAGTAGCAGGGAGACCAAAGGACTCTGAAGTGTCAGTAAGGTCAACATCAGAGCTGCCATAACCAGAACGAGTGGTCTGCGTGGCAGAAACGATAGGGACATCTGCTTCGACAGCCAGTCCTCTAAGTTCTTCTGCAATAGATTTAATATACGAATATGAATTGATAGTGCCACCTTGGCGATATCGTGAGGAAGCACATATATTAAGGTAATCAATGAAAATGATATCAGGTCTAAATGACTTCTTAAGTGCAAGTTCATTAAGAAGTGCTTTAAAGTGTCCACTATGTGCAGTAGCGGTGGGATACTCTTTAATTATAAGAGAACCCTGCGTTTTTTTAGAAATGTTAGAGACTTTTGTCTCGAACATCTGACGAGGCAGATTTGCAATCTCCTGAATGTTGATATTCAGAAGATTAGCATCGATGCGTTCTGCGATCTTTTCTTCTGCCATTTCACAGGTAATGTAAAGAACACTCTTCCCCTGTAAGAGTGCCGCTGCTGCCACATGACACATGAACAAAGACTTACCAACGCCTGTACCTGCAAGAGCGATGTTGAGAGACTTGTTGCAAAGTCCACCCTTTGTAATCTTGTTAAAGAAGTCCAGATCAAATGGAATCTTCTCTTCTGTCTGGTGATAGAAGTCATATCTTTCTTCATAATCTTGCAGATAGTCGTGACCCACATGATTATCAAAAGACACTGCAAGAGCATCAGAGAGAATAGATGGGATAGCATCTCGTCCTTTCTTCTCTGCATTACCATCTGCGATGCTGATTGATTCAACCAATGCTAGGTAGATAGCACGATCTCGACACCACTTCTCAGCAGTGTCAATCAACCATTGCTTGTCATTTGGAATGTTCTCAAAACTATTCAAAGCATCACAGGTTTGCTTATAAACCTCATCACTCAGATCTGTACGCTTCTCTACCTCAATCAGAAGAGCAGCAACCGTGGGAAGATTGTTATACTGCAAGATAAACTTTGAGATCTCCTCAAAGAGAATCTTCTCATGGTAGTTCTCAAAGTATTCAGATTTGACAAAAGGCAGAACCTTTCGAGAGAAGTCTTCATTGAAGACCAGATTCTGAATGACAGTGGTTTCAATCTTATCCATTACCTATAGTGTAAATATGTGCTGAGGATGTACTTGGGACACTCAAGCACTGGTTCTCCCCGATGTGGAAACAACCACAGAGGTGGGAAGACCACCAGTTTACCCCGTTCTGGTTTGATTGTCAAATCATTGAAGACAGTATTTCCACCTTCTGGAACATCGTTTAGATACCACATAAACGACAAAAACCTCCTTGCAGATGCATGATCTTGAACATCTACATGGGTGTCAAACATATCTTCGCCATTTGGTTCATATCGTTTGATACGATACTGTTCAAATGCATGAGAATTTGGGAATACTCTTTTGTCCACAAATTCATAGTAATCATCTCGATATTGAAATGTCTTCTGTATCAAGTGATTATGTATGTCTTTGTGATCTTCAGAGTTTTGTGTCAGATTATATTGAGTGAAAGATGGTCTCTTTTGCTCATCAAGTCTTTCGTGTTTATCTTCATTGGTATCAAAGATGTGCATGAGAGCATCACACACATCTGTATCTAGAACATCATCATAAACACGAATGAATTCACTAGTGAGAACCATAACTGAACTCACTCTTCGCAATCTCATCCAGTTTCTCCATCACTTCTGGAGTGAAGTATGCTTCTGGATCTTTGTAGATTGCTTTGGCATAGACTTTCTTGCCGTCTATCTCATAACGACCTGCCACATTTTTCCAGAGACCTCCCAATTCACCCAACTCAAGAAGACCATAATATCGATCAAGACCACGCTCATCGTAATAAAGACGCACCGTAACATCTCGATTCTCCTTGCTTAAACGCGACTTAGCAGTCTTTGCCTTGATAAGATTTCCGACGATATCAGTTCCATCCTTTTCTTTCTTTTTAGAAAGATGAATGATGGTGGAAGCAGCATATTTGAGTCCCGATCCTCCACCCATTTCCTTAGTAGGGACATAGGCACCGATGACATCATAGGTATGATTGGTAACGATCATGGGAATGTTTGCTTGACCAAGTTTCAAAGTAAGCATACGGAATGCACCTTTGATCAACTGAGATTTAGTCATGTCACGAACTTGCTTGTCGTTCAATGCGTCAGTAATTTCTTTCTCGGTAGAAAGCATACCCAAAGAGTCTAGAACGAAAATGCAAGGTTTGCGTTCATCTAAAGGTTTCTTAAGGTAGATATCAACTGCCTTGAGTGCTTGACTACGGAATCCCTCTACAGTCACAACATTAACAATTACAGTGCGATCAAGATCTACCCCACGACTTGAGAGTAGAGACTTGTTAACAGCGGCTTCAGTGTCAAAATATATGCACATCCCATCAGGATGAGTATCCAAGAAGTTCTTGACAACGGCGAGACTGAAAAAAGTTTTTCCAGTGCTAGACTCGCCAGCAATGGCAGTAATCTTATTCCCAGATACACCACCAAATATACTACCTGAAACGAGTCCGTTAAAAATGTACGAACCTGTGTCCACATAAGTTTCTTGGTCGTCGATGTCGGAGGCGAGTTTGGTAAAGTCATCACCAATTTCTTTTACAATTTCTTTCAAAAAGTCCATTAGGCAATCATCCCGTATTGTTCGCGTAAAATCTGTTTGTATGGTCCATCAGGATTTGCATCTCTGATTTCTTTAATAATCTTCAGTTTTTGATACAGAGCAGCATCTCCACCGAGACGCATTGCACTGACAATTGTAGCAAGTTCTTTGTCGTTAATAGGAAGATCCAATTCAATACTCCTTAAGGTTTTTAGATTCTACACAGATGACCCAATTATAACTCTTTTTTAGATAATTTGCAAACCAATTTGCTTGATACTGACTGTCAAAATCTTTTCGTTCCTGAACAGGAGAAAGGTCTCCTGGTTCTTGCTTTGCCCACAAAACTGTGTAATTACTCATGAGAAGAAACTCTCCAGACTGACTTTTTTCTCAACAGACCATCCAATTGCATCAAGAATTGTTTTAACAGGCTCAAGGAATGCCTTGTTAAATTGCATCTCATAATCGACAAATCGATTCAAATCAAGTTCCTTAGGGAAATCTTGGATGAATGAAATGACATTTTCTCTAGTCGGGTTTGGATTTTTTAGGTAACAGAATTTAATCTTTTCACCGTTCTGAATGTATGCATACTTCTTGTCCAATCCCCGCTCCTTTATATAGTAATTGTAGAGTAGAGCACCCCTTACATGCATCGGTGTTCCCTTTGCATAGATGGTATTACTACCTTTGTACTTGTCCACAGAAGACACAGATCGTGGGAATGATACTTCCTCTGGTGGCAACTTCTGGAAGTCCTTACGGGAGTCTTCAATGAACTTGATGACTTCATCCTCTGTGCCACTCATGACCAGTTTCAGACCGTCCTTGATCATCTGACGGCAAGGTGCAGGTGTAGATGACTTGACTGCTTCAATGCCCATGATCTTGAGTTTGGGTTCTGCATAGCGCACACCCTCACTGTCCCAGACATTCAGAATGTATCGCTTCTTTGCAGTCCAGATGCCACGATCAGCGATGTTCTCTCGCTTCATCTGCATCTTCTGGTCATAGGCATTCACATAGTCCGCCAACGCTTGGTAAGAACTTTCAATATAAGGTTCAAATTCCACCTCACAGACCTTGTTAAGGAAATCAACAACTTGCTCAGGAGTTTTCTCTCTGCCTTTGAATACAGCGTCAACAAAAGGACCCAGATTAAGATAAATGGAATCAGTATCTGAAGCAATAACATAATCAGTATTCTCCGTCTTGAGGATTTTGTTCAGTTTCTCATTCATCTTATTCTCAATCCAGCGGATAGACACCTGACCGGACAGAGTAATTGCTTCTGCGTTTGCTAGTTTGAAATACCTGAAGTATTGATTACCAATAGCACCATAAGCAGAGTTAAGAGAAATCTTCTTCGCCATTTGAATGTTGTTACATCTGGCGATCTCTTTTTCAAGTGCTTTAGTAGGCGTCTTCTCATACTGCTGCTTGGCAGCGAGCATCTTCTTTTTGAAGATAACACGGTCTCCATACATCTTCTCCATCAACTCAGGCAAAAAACCTTTGACATCCTTACGGTACATTGCACCATTGGCGCATACCGCATAGTCCTTATACATCTCAAAGGTCAACTTCTCATTAAGTATCTTATCAACGGTTGTTGATGGATGCCTGGTCTCCTGTAAGGTCTCTGGCGAGATGTTGTACTGCATAATAAGATGGGGATACAGACTATTAAGGTCAAAACTAACCACCCAATCATACTTTCCTGGAATCGGTTCCTTGACATAAGCACCTGCGTACTGAGAATCTTTTTCAGATCTCTCTTTAGGAGGGATAACTATATTCTTCTTCTTTAGATAGTTATAGATGATCGCATCCCAAGTGCGTACCTGAAAGAAAACATCTGTAAAGTTTACCTTTGCGTCAAACGCCATGGTCAACGCAAGTTCAATCAGTTTCATCTTGTCTTCCATACGGTCAACAAGTTCCACATCTCGGATGTTGTATTCAATAAACTTCTGCCAGTTACCTGTATAGAAATCCTTAAAGGTATCGAACTCTGAGTGATCCAACTTACGCTCGCCCAGTTCCACAAATGCAATATGATCCAGACGATATGACTCTTGGTTTG